ATAAGTGTTACGGCTTTGAGGTTGATAAGGTGAATGCTACCCAGACTTACTTTCAGTACCTGGGAACGTGGAAAACTTAATTGATGTGGTATGAAGATCTTAATAAACGACAAACTGATTGATGAGGATGTGATCAATAAACTGTCAGAGCGTTTCTCCTGTACGGTACAGGAGATTGAAATGCTCTTTGCTAAGATCACACGTATTGAAACCCCCTTTGATCTTGAAGATGTTAAGGAGGCTACTGAAAGGCTACAGAAATATGCGGATAGTGTCACTTGCATTGTCGATGATATTAAGGAGCTTTTCATTGAGCATAGCCGTGAATGCTGGCACACCCACCATAAGGATGGTAAGCCCTGTAAGGCAAAGATCAAGCCCATATACTGGCACAGAATCAGGAGCTTTTGCGTACAAAATAACTATCATTGAGGAATAAACCAGGTAAATTTTGCATTTTCTTTGCAAAACCTTTGGTATTTCGGAAATAATTTAGTAATTTTGCGTTCAATAAACACAGTATATGATCAACGAAAAGCAATATAAGGCACTAAAATTAGTGGCAAAGAAGCTGGAACGGTACGGATACATCAGAGCCTATGAGTTTGCTCTGGACTTCTGGGGAAAGGATCTGGATAAAGAGTACCTGTTTACCTCTGTGAGCAACCAGGGAGGCTATGGAGCCTGTGCTGGAAAGAAAGCCTGGAGGTGTGGAGGTGCTTATCTGGGTAGGCTGGTTAAGATGGGATTGCTCAGGAGAGTGGGCTTTTACTATTACCTCAGTCAGAAAGGCAAAGAGGCGATCAAGGAATACGAAAAAGCAAAAGGAATAAAGAATGAAACAGAATAATGTGATACACGTTGAGCTGGATGAGCCGTACCAGGGCAAAAAGAACTGGTATTTCGGCTCTGTAGCTGCCATCTACCAGGAGCTACCCAAAGAGGTGGTAGGAGCTGGTAAGGAATGGCTCTGGCAGTGCCTGGCTGGTAAGGATGAGCACAGAACCAGGAAAGCCACTATTAGAAGATCGAAAGTAATAACCAAACAACAGAAAAGATGTTAGGAGCAATAGTAGGTGACGTGATCGGATCACGTTTTGAGTTCAACAACACCAGAGACTATAATTTCAAGCTCTTCACCGATGAATGTAGCTTCACTGATGATACGATCTGCACGGTCGCTATCATGGATGCTATAGTGAGCGGAAAGAGCTATCAGGAAAAGATCCTGGAGTGGTGTAGGCAGTTCCCCCATCCGATGGGAGGCTATGGTGTCAGCTTTGCCCAGTGGCTCAGATCTGAGAATCCTCAGCCTTACAACAGCTTTGGCAATGGTGCTGCCATGAGGGTTAGCCCTGTAGCCTGGGCATACGATAACCCGACAGATGTAAAAGAAGAGGCAGAAAAGACTGCAGCAGTGAGCCACAACCATCCTGAGGGGATCCTGGGAGCTGTTGCTGTTGCTCATGCTATCTGGTATTTCAGGAACTGTGAGCAATCAACCATCAGAATTGAGGGACGTATCATGCCTTACGCTACAACAAAGATCGTTGATCTTCAAGACTTCATAGACACCATGAACCAGTACTACCCTGGCTTTATGGATCGTGAATTTACGCCTGGTAAGTTTGATGAGACGTGCCAGGGTACTGTACCTCTGTGCCTCCAGATCGTCTGTAACTCGCACGGCTTTGAGGATGCTATCAGACGTGCAATCTCCTGGGGTGGTGACAGTGATACTATAGGTGCTATTGTCGGATCCATAGCAGAGGCACGCTGGGGTATTCCAAATAACATCTATGCGTTTGCCCTGGGCTACCTCCACTTTGATATGCGGGAGGTGATCATGAAATTCAATAAATACATAAATAACAAGTGATATGGATATTTTGGTAAATGCACTGATCAATAACTACATAGATCTGATCCTAAAGCCTAATGGTACAGACAGAGCCAGATTAAGAATGGCTTTGGCATCTGTTAAAAAGAATGGGGTTTTAGGAAAGATGGAAACAAGGGAATTTGCTATATGCGGATTTCCTATTATCTCTATTGTTTCTAAGTATATGAAAGTGGATCCTGAAACGGCTGGAGAATATATATCGAAAGGACAAATTTCATATAGTGATCTCTGCGGTATTATTGGTATATTCGCACAGGAACTAAAATTACAGGAGGTTTAGTTATGGCAAAGGATTGGAATGAGCAAGGATTTTTCTCAGGGATCACTGAGGACTATTCAAACTACACCTGGTATAAGGGAGAGAGTGAAAACCCATACACAGGCGATCAGAAACGGCCTCTGGCGGCTCAGTTCTGGGAGTATGAGAGAGAGTTTCACCTAAAGTATCTGGATCGCTCAGACACCAGCGTAAGCCTTGCTGATGCTTACAAGCAGTGGAAAGTAGAGCTGATCCAGGAGCATCTACCTGGTAAATCACCGAATCCGTTTGGTGATCAGACAGATTGGGCAAAGAGCTTTGAATCTGGTAAGAGAGAGAGTTAGGATCTCAGATACTTTAGGAATGCAAAAGGGTTTCGGTTACTCAGGTAGTCGGAATCCTTTTCGTTTGTGTACGCCTCTCTTTCAAAGGATATGTTCCTGTAGGCATTACCCTTCATAAAGAGCCTTATGATCCATTCCAGCACGTACCAGAGGTAGAACGGTATATATAACAGTTCCCTCATCTGTGCTGTATGGATCTTTTCATGGTTGATCACCTGTGGGGATATGTAGCTATCTCCACGCACAAACAGGATCCCAAACAGATTGATAGCCAGGAATCCCTTGAACGGAATAATGTTGTTTCTTACGATCTTCATATTTCCTCCATTTCTACTACCCAGCCTCTACCAAAACCATATTTCTGTGTGGTTTCCTGGTACACAGCCGTTACCTTGAACTTAGCACCAGCACGAAAGACAATCTCATTCTCGGATCTGTAGTGTGATATGGGCTTTATGTCGGCTCCGTGCTTTGACTTGATCACGTACATAAAGTTATCACCAAAGATCTTTGTGGTGTCTATGCTGGTTGTGGAGCTCATCAGAGCCTTATTGACGTATGGCTGACCTGTAGCCAGGCAGTCCTGTAGGATCTTGATCTGCTTTGCCAGTGTTGCACTGTCGAAGCTGACACCAGAGAACACAGTACCCTGGAACCTCGGCATCTTTTCCAGGGCGGCATTGCAAGCCTGTATGAACTTAGGACACAGACCGCCATAATCTTCCACCACACCGTGGTAGCTGTCGATCACACCGTAGCTGTAGCGGTTGATCCACTTGGATCCGTAAGAATACCTGTTGATCAGTCCCAGCTCTTCCACTGGTATTCCGTATTTCTTAGCAAACTGTTCCATTTCGTAACGCTCAGAGCTTTTCAAGTGCCATTTGCCACCTACCTCAGTCATTGCGGACGTATTAGGTGTTGCATCCAGGTACTCCTGGAGAGCCTTAGCAGCACTTTCCTCAGTCTCACCATTCAGTTTCAGGATCTTTCCCTGGTGTGAGTGGTATTTCTTAGCCAGCTCCTTTTTATAGTCTGCCAGCTCAGCGTATGCCTGGTTTACCTCAAAGTTCCATTGTGATCCGTGCTTTGCCAGCAGATCATCATACACAGCCTGGAGCCTGGCAATCTCCAGCTTTTCCTCAGCAGTGGCAAACAGATCAATGGTGGATCCGTCACCTCCCTGGGCTACCAGCTTCTTTAGCCTGGCTTTCTCCAGATCCTGGATTCTCGTTGCAGCCTTTCCAGTCAGGTCTCTTATTAAGGCGGCATCCTCACCCTGGGCAATAGCCTCCTGGATCTGCTTCTGTAGATCTTTCAGCGGCTTGCTCTTGCTCTTGAATGCCAGCACGCTCTGAGCCTCTTCTGATGCTGTCTGGATCTCCAGCTTCTTTTCCACCTTTGCCAGCTCATCCAGGAGCATCTTAGCCATTTCCTGGGATGTGGCAAACTTATTCTTGTCTGCTACCCAGTTAGCCTCAAATTTGAGCTTCTTAGCCTGGAAAGCCAGATCGCCAGTGGAGATCTTTAGCTTGAAAGCATCGAAAGCCTCATAGAGTTTCTGAACGGCCTCTTCACCGTACTGCTTAACCAGAGCCTGGTGATGCAATTCCTCAGGTGTTGGCGGTTTCAAAATCTTATTCACCAGGCTTTGGTTATCCTTGATGAAATAAGGCAGCGTACCCTTTGCCTGTGCTTTCTCCATCCTCTCCTGGATCTTAGGATCCTCCAGCCAGTTCTTAAACACCTCAGGAGCTTCTGTAACCTCGTTTGATGGTTTCACAGATAGTTTGCCTGGCTCTTCACCGTCCATGATCTTATCAAGCATCTTATCAATATCCTCCTGGGATGCAAGCACAGGAACCATGTAACACCTACAGTTAGGATGCCAGCCAGTAAACTTAAATCCTTTTGGGTATATTCCTTTCAGCAGATCACAAATATCTGTGATCGGATGGTTGTTAGACAGTTTGATCTCGATACCTATTACAAAGTCCAGCTGTTGCCACCTCTCAAAGTCTGCTGATCTGTATGCAATATTGGTCTCTGTGCGTGCAAGCCTCTGAGCGTTCCTGTAGCTGGATCTATATACTCCCTGGCCTGGGTGGTAGTGTTTTGGGTTATCGTTTATCCATTTGTATATACCATCCTCAGGGTCGAAGATCCTACGTTTCCAGATGCGGCCATAGATTGGCTTTCCATCCTCATCCTCTCCGATCTTAACCCTGAATCTCCTGTACCATCTGTCAGGATCCTGTAGGTACTGCTGGATCTTTGATGCAAGCTGGTTTGCTGGTGTACCCTCACCAATAGCCAGATCCAGAGCACCCTCCAGCTCTCCTTTGTACTGGCTGGTGTACTTCCATACCTTTTGTGACAGATCCAGCCCATCCGTTTTCCTGGCAAAGAAAGCATCCATAGCCTCCTTATTCCTGAGAAAGT